GTTTCACCCTAAGACCTAAATCAAGGTTTGAATCTTTGTGTAGTGACGTAGTACCTATAGCCGTATTAGCAAATCAAAAACCCACTGATAAAAAATGAGTACATTAAGTGATATCTTGGCAGCTAAAGAAGCTAAAGCTAAGAAGAAAAAGTCTACTAAGAAAAGAGACGAAAACGGTAAATTCGTAAAGACAGATGAAAGTTAAATTAGCTCTCCTAGCCGGACTGATAGTACTTGGTGCTGTAGGAGCACACGTAATCGAAGGATTTAAAAACTCACCTACTGGTCAAGTTATAGAACAGATCCAAGAAAAGAAACAACTAATTGAGGACTTACAAAAATCACCACTACAGATACCCAGCTCAATAAGCAAATGATTATTATCAAACCCATCCTAATGACATTCCTCTCCACCAATGCAGTGAAGAATCTGATTGTCCAGCTGCTTGAGGCTTATGCCGCATCTACAGATAATACTATTGACGATAAAGCAGTAGAGATTGTTAAACGTAATCTATTCCCAGGAATGAAAGAATGAAGAAAGCCACTGAAGCCCAATTTAATGAATTACATAACCTCGTCACTAAAGAATTCCTAAAGAGGGTGAAAAGTGGCGAAGCTACAACTCAAGACCTTAAAGCAGCCTGTGAATGGCTGAAAACAAATGACATAAGCGGCATTGCATACGATGGTAATCCACTCTCCAAGCTTGCAGCCGTTATGCCAAAAGTAGATCCCGAACTAGTACAAAGTAGACTTTATGGCAGGAAGCACAGCTGAGTATTACAGGAGTCATCCTGAAGCTCGTAAAAAAAGACTTAAACAACAAGCACGGTATAACAAAACAAATAATGGTCTGAAGATAAGAGTCAACGCTAACAAGCTTAATAGAAAACTTGGTACTTACGGTAATGGTGACGGCAAAGATGCTGCTCACTACAAAGGAAGCACAACGGAAGGCAGAACCCAGTCTCCATCTATTAATCGTAAAAGCAGACTTAAATCTCGTAAATGATCCCACTACTACCTAGCCCACAACACTATTTACAAAACCTAATAACCATGACAAGTCCTGATGCTAAACGGCTCTGGAGAAGAGCTATTAAAGAGCACTTCAACTGTACATGTGTTTATTGCGGAAACAATTATGAAATCACAGAACTTACACTCGATCATGTTAAGCCTAGAACAAGCGGTGGAGAAACCCTTACAAGCAATCTTGTACCAGCTTGTCGAGCGTGTAATCAAGGGAAAGGTAGCAGTCATTGGCTCCAATGGATGCGTCAAACATTTGGATATAGACCTCTAAGAGAACAACTCATTCATCAACATATTAATTAATTATGGCAGAAGTATCAGGGTTAGATATGGTCCGAGAGATTATTGGACAGATCAATAACCTCAGAAGACTGGTAACTATCAACGGCAAGAAGTTTAAATGGGATGGTAAGAAATATGTAAGAGCAGTAGATGGAAAGACATTTACTAAGAAGCAATTAGTTTCATTTGTTAAGGACGAGAAGTTTGAAGCACCAAAGGTTCCTGATCCCAAGAAAGTAGAAAGAAATAAATCACTAAAAACTAAAATAAAGGATAAAGCAAAAAGTGTTACATCTAATATTAAAAACACTAAGCCTCAGTACAATAAGGATGCAATTAATCGACCATTAGCAAATTTAAAATTAAGAATAGGAAAGCCTAATCTGGCAAATTTAAATCCAAAAGGTACAAATCCTACACAAATAACTAATAGAGCCTTACAAATTAATAAGTCTCTAAATCCTAAATCTATAGCTGGTGGTGTAAAAGCTTTAGGTGGTGGTTTACTTCAAAATGCTAAAGGTTTAGGTATTGGTATGGGTCTTGATTGGGCTGCTCAATCTTTACTAGATAGAACTATGAGGAATATGGAAGGTAAGCAGAAGATGCATATTAATGACTACCGAGCACTGAAGGATAAAAGGTTTCAGGATTTACAATCTAGATCTACTTGGTGGGGAGGCGTTAAAAAGAATCCAAATATGGAAACTAACCCACACATTCAACCTACCGTCACTAGAGATAGAAGAGGTAAGGTTACAAGTACTAAACAACCTGTTGGTAGGAATTGGCAGAATCCCTATATGGGACCAGATGAACCTAAAGTAAGTTACGAATCAGAGAAAGTAGTAACACCACCAAATCAGGGTACAGATTCAACAAAGAAGGAGACTGTAGATAAGGTTAAAGTTAAGAAGGTGAAGTTCAACCCTAATGTACCTGACATGGGTTATGACACCACTAAAACTAAGAAGAAAAAGAAAGATAAAGATAAAGTCCTAATGATAGGAGATAAAAAAGCATCATCTATACAGAAGAAACTTCTTAAAGCTGGTTTCACTGCAGATGAGTTGAAGACATTAGTAGATGCCTACGATGAAAAATACAGAAGCAAGAGAGGTTGGTAATGGCTAAAGAATTTACAGGAACGGCTACCTACGAATCCCCAAAGGATAAAGCTGATGCTAAAGAATACAAAGAGATGAGAGAAGCTAAAACAGCTTACTTCGAAGAGCGTGATAAAGACCTTCAGAAATTTTAAAACATGTCTAACAAAAACCTAAAAATCATACCTAATCTAAATAAGAGAAAACTACAACTTTATAGGACTTACGTAGAGACGGGTACGTGGACCAAGGAGAAGTTTAAACAAGTAACTGGTACGAATTATTGAAAGATGCCTTAACGGCTCTTCAGGGCGATTTTAAGCTGTTTCTGACGGCATTGTGGGAACAGCTTGATCTACCCCCTCCAACTAGAGCGCAATTCGCAATTGCTGATTATCTACAACACGGTCCTAAACGTCTACAAATCCAAGCCTTCCGAGGAGTCGGTAAAAGCTGGATTACTGGAGCGTTCGTGTTATGGACATTATTCAACGACAGTGAAAGAAAGATCATGATTATCTCTGCCTCTAAAGAGAGAGCAGACAACATGTCTATCTTCCTACAGAAACTAATCATAGAGACACCATGGTTAACACACCTAAGACCAAAAAGCGACGAGGCAAGGTGGAGTCGTATCTCCTTCGACGTACTTTGCTCGCCTCATCAGGCTCCAAGCGTAAAAAGCGTTGGTATTACTGGACAACTTACTGGTTCTCGTGCAGACCTCATGGTCCTAGACGACATAGAAGTTCCAGGAAACAGTATGACGGAGTTGATGCGTGAAAAACTTCTTCAACTCTGTACGGAAGCCGAATCTATCCTTACCCCCAAAAGCGATAGCCGTATTTGCTACCTTGGGACTCCTCAGACTGTTTTTACTGTTTATCGTAAGCTGGCAGAGCGTAACTACCGTCCGTTCGTTTGGCCCTCAAGATATCCAAGAAAAGGAAAGCTTGGTCAATACGAAGGACTACTAGCTCCTCAAGTACAAGAAGATTTAGATGAAGGAGTAGATGAATGGGAAGTAACTGACCCTGACAGATTCACCAATGACGACCTACTAGAACGTGAAGCAGCTATGGGTCGTAGCAACTACATGTTGCAGTTCCAACTAGATACCTCATTAAGTGATGCAGAGAAATTCCCTCTTAAGATGGCTGATCTTGTCATTACCAGTGTTAACCCTAAGTCTGGTCCTGATCAAGTTGTCTGGTGCTCAGACCCAAAAAACGTCATCAAAGATCTACCCACGGTCGGTCTACCAGGAGATTATTTTTACTCTCCAATGCAACTCCAAGGAGAATGGACCAACTACTCAGAAACTATATGCTCCGTTGATCCGTCGGGCCGAGGCAGTGATGAAACAGCAGCAGCATTCATATCTCAGAAAAACGGCATCCTATTCTTGCATGAAATGCGAGCATACAAAGATGGGTACTCTGATACTACCTTGCTCAATATACTCAGAGGATGTAGAAAGTATAACGCCACCAAACTTGTCATCGAGACAAACTTCGGTGATGGAATTGTAGGAGAACTATTCAAGAAACACCTACAGATGACTGGACAACATATAGATGTAGAAGAGGTTAGAGCTAACGTCCGTAAAGAAGACAGAATAATAGATGCCTTAGAACCTGTTATGAACCAACATAGATTAGTAGTAGATAGAGGTGTTGTTGAATGGGACTATGCTTCTAACAAAGATGAAGCTCCTGAACTACGCCTCATGTATATGCTCTTCTATCAGATGTCTAGGATGTGTAGAGAGAAAGGTGCAGTTAAACATGATGACAGATTAGACTGCTTAGCTCAGGGAGTGAAGTACTTTACAGATGCTATGTCTATCTCTGCTCATGATGCTATCAAAGCTCGTAAGGCTGAAGAATGGCAGTCAATGCTGGCTGAGTTCATAGACAACCCTACTGCCTCTGCTAATCATATGGTCCTTGGTATGACTAAAGACCAAAGAGACCAAGCTAACAGATTAGATCATAATAAGACATCAGTCCCTACCTGGGTTTAAGGCGGTTCGTCACCTATACAGGGGAGAGAAGGGTGGACTCACCCCTCAAGGGGGAATTATTGCCTACTTCGTAGACAACTCTTCCCCCTTATTACCTAGTATTCCTGTTTTGAATACTCCTAATAAGCCACCATACCCACCAATACAGTTATATGCAGTTATTCTTAGATACAGCAATAGTCAGTGATATACAGAGTAGAGTATCCTCTGGTCTTATATCTGGTATTACTACCAATCCCACTCTAATCCACAAGTCTGGTAGAGATCCTTGGAAGGTTTATAGAGATATTATTGAATTAGGTGTAGATGATCTCAGTATTGAGGTTATGGGTGATTCTACTAATGAATTAATCCAGAATGGTCTTACAGTTCATGAAAACTACGGTAACGTAGCTACAATTAAACTACCTTGTACCTTAGATGGTCTTAAAGCTTGTAAACATCTCTCTAATGTAGGTCTTAGGGTTAATATGACCTTAGTATTCAGTCCTAGTCAAGCAATTCTCTGCTCACTAGCCGGTGCTACCTATATATCTCCCTTTATCGGTAGAATGGATGATAATAGCCTTTGTGGTCTTGGTTTAATCAGCGATATAAGCAAGGTATTCCAGAAACATGCTGTTAAAACTAAGATCCTTGCTGCTTCTATCCGCTCAGTACAGTCGGTAGCCACAGCATTCGAGTTAGGTGCTCATATCTGCACAATACCGCCTAAAGTCTTCGATGATATGGCGAATCATGTCTTAACCGACAAAGGTGTTGAACAGTTTAACCGTGACTTTTTGGCATAAATTTCTGAAGGCATATAGCGAGGGGGCAAGGACGTTATTTACCCCGTGGCCCCTCTTTCGTCTTCAAGGACGTTCAGATAGATTAATGATCTAATGAAATTGACTAGCTTTTTATAGTTATTTACTGCCGGTCGCTGCAATTGCTGCCGGCTCTGCCTTGCCGCTGGTCTCTCTATGTCTTGTGTGATCTGTAGCGGTTTCACAGTCACAAGCATCAAGACCTAGAGATATATCTATATATGTTGGCAGTATCAATAGTAATAAGCAGCAATGCCGGTAATAAGTAGCAATAAGCAGCAACAACTACTAATGCAGCTGGAATTAATACTAAGTAATTATACTCAACGTGGGCCAGGTGGACGCTTGTAAATGATTGGTATTACTTGATTAGAATAAATTGCTTTAAAATTAATTAGTTTGCCATATTGCAATGTATCCACTTTGGCTATATATTTAATTCAGTTAAGCAAACAACTCGAATGAATCAATTTAAAGAGTTAGTCAAAGAGTGGGTTGACGACGATATGTCTGATACTGTTCTTTCAATTATTGAGACTGATGCACCCGCAGAATTAAAAGCCCAAATCTTTTGGTTTTGGCAGCAGCATCAAGACAAAATGGAAGAGGGTTGGAACTAATGGAATTAGTAAAAGTAAGCATGACCAACGGCAAACTATCACCCCGTAATATTTGGGATATACCCGCCGGTAAAACATGCCCCGCTGCCAAATACTGCAAAGCGGTTGCTGTTAGATATGGCAATAAGTCAACAGTTGTTGATGGACCTGACACTATCTTTAGATGTTACGCAGCAAGCCAAGAAGCAAGGTTGCCAAATGTCTATGACAAGCGGGCTAATAACTTTAGGCTGATCAATGACGCATTAGACAAAGGTAATTTAGTAGAGCTTATTGATAAGAGTATCAGTAAGAATCTATTACTAACTCGCATTCACTCTTCAGGGGATTTCTTCTGCAAAGAATACTTAGACGCATGGCTTGAAGTAGCAGCTAATAATCCACGTAATATATTTTATGCATACAGTAAGACTCTCAATTTATTTTTAGATAAGAGCTTACCCGATAACTTTTATTTAACTGCTAGCCATGGCGGTGTCTATGACTCATTGATTGAAGAGGGACACTTTAAGCGGGTTGCTTATGTAGTCAACACAGTTGAGGAGGCTGAAGAAATGGGCTTACCAATTGACCATGATGACAGCCACTGCCTTGAAGATGGAAACTTTTGTCTATTAGTTCATAACACCCAACCAAAGGGATCAATAGCTAGTAAGGCAATACAAGCACGTAAGAAAAATAAGCAGTTTGTTGGATATTCACAAGCATTTAAAACATTACACAATTGATCCACTTTGGCATATTAAACATGAAAAACATTCTTATTGCTTGCGAATACTCCGGAATTGTGAGGGACGAATTCTGCAAGCTAGGTTTCAACGCCGTGAGTTGCGACATAATCGCAAGCGAAGGTGATCCCAACAACAAACACATTCAAGGGGATCTAATGGAGATCATTGATGATCCGTGGGATTTAATCATAGCCCACCCTCCTTGTCAGACACTAACGCTAGCCAATACAAAGAACTGGTCAAAGCTAGTAGCTAATGGAGAACAACAAGCCGCTATTGAATTCGTTGAAAGAATATGGAACGCCAAACAATGTAAGCACATATGCATTGAAAACCCTGTTGGAGCATTAAGCACACGTTCATCACTTGGCAAGCCTCAACAGATATTCCAACCGTACGAATTCGGAGAAAGAGCGGCTAAGCGTACATGCCTATGGCTTAAAGGATTACCAAAACTCTATGCAGATCCAAGAGCTTTTATTAATCCTGAGACTATCCCATACAAAGAACTTAACCGCTTATGGCTAATGGGACCGAGCCCAACAAGAGCTAAGGAACGTGCTCGTTTTTGGCCCAAGGTAGCGGCTCAGATGGCGGCACAGTGGGGAGCTAAGCAACTAGCACCCGTCTAATAAGTGGGCAGTGTCAACACGTCAGCAATGACAACACAACACGTAAGCCCCACCAATTAATAAAGATTAAGTTCTTTATTTTTTTTACCAATTCACAAGCATCAATCAAGGACGCATCCTTATGGCTACAACTTGCTACGAGTACATGTATGAAAATGCAGAGTACAAAGAAATAGATTCAAGGACATCTGGACTGCATAAGCAGATCAGGGATCTGGAACAAGAACAGAAACAAGCTATGTTCAAGTCTCAAGCTTTAATGGCTGGGATAGATGTAGTACGCAGTCACATGTGGAATCTGGAGGACGTACCCAAATCAGTAGACAAGGCATTAGAGAAGTACACAACTGAGTGTTCGGACTGTTGGTTTGGTACGTTTGGATCTTGCCTTGACTCAATGAGAGATCAAGTAGTGACACTGGCTACTGTGGTACACAACCGCAAGATAGACATTGACACTATCAATGCTCAGATTGAGGAGATAAGTAAGGTCAAGGACACACTAGGCGACAAGCTTAGGGCAGAGTTCCACGCCAAAGAGGAGGCAGTAGCTACTAGCTTTTAACCTTCTCCTGTAGCCATTCCCTTTTTTGGGTTGGTTACATGAGGAGTTTATGAGGCTCCCAACTATTCTTTTCGAGGTATCTTACCCCGTTTTCTCACCATTACGTGCTACAGAAAGAGATAAGCTTTCGGGTTAACACCCACCAAAAATCACAGTAAAGATAAGCAACTTCTTGCTTCGACCAAGTATTTAATTTTTAATGAATCACAATCATTTCGTGGACGCACCTGGAGACCTCCAGCTGTACTCCCATGTCTTGTTTGCTGACGATGGGGAATACCTAATCGAAGCAGATAGCGACATAGACGCACGTCGTAAGGCGGTGCAACTCAGTAACCTATTGGACTTAGCTCCAGTTCGTAGCGAATACAAAGCTATACAGGAGGATCTCAAGTATGGCTAGACGTAAGAAGCCTTATTTTGCCCATCATTGGCAAGCGATTAAGGACTGTCCCGACAAGCTATTCCCATCTCTTCCTTACTTACAGTTCATGGATTGGAAAGTAGCTAATTGGGATATCCCATCAAGTATTGAATGCATCGTTAGATGTACGGACCTTGAAACAAAGAAGGTCACTGAATACACATACCAGCGACGTGGTTTCGCTGAAAGAAAGATCCAACAACTCATGGCTGAAGGCCGACACGAGTTTGTTGTGGTTGACCACGAACATTGCACAAGCCTCTACCCAGAAGATTTATTATGACTAAGTCATTAACAGAAAGACTACGGACATCCGAACTGATCCTGGAAATTATGGATCATGACAATCGTGATGAATTGATTACACTTATGGAGGAGCAATTATTAGATGATTCTATGGAAATCATTTAAACTAACTCTATAAGTTATACTGAACAATTGTAATAATCATTAAGTGAAAAGGATAACTGTTCAGCTAGAAGATTACCTACATAAAAAGGTCAAGATCCAAGCAGCACAGGACAGTTCCACGATTAATGATGTTATGATTGAAGCAGTTAAGATGTATTTACAGAAAAACTGTAAAAACATATAGAATGGTTATTTACCTTAATAGTACATTGCAATCTAGTTAATCTAGATTAATTATTAGGTCTAATTACTCCCTTTAACTTCGGCTTCAAAGGTTATGAGAATCTTTTCTAAAGGAGACTTATATATAGGTAGAGATGATGAATCATTCTACGACCTACAGATCCACTTTGGGAACTATCGACTAGAGTGGGAGTGGAATCCCAAGTCCCATGAACCTCAACCCATTACAGAGGAGGCTGACTGATACTACGATTGAGAAACTAGCTAAAGCTATTGAACTCATTCGTACATTCGACAAGACTCACGGTAGTAATGAATTATCAATCCATGTTATTGCTTGTTTCTTATACATAGCCTCCAGAGATGGTGCTCATAAGCAAGCATTGGAAGAAGACCTACCCTTTATGACAAGGGCTAGTTCTAGCCGCAATACGGATTGGTTGAGTAAATGGCACCGACAACTACTGCCCAGTGGTAGACGTAAACCTGGACTTGGATTAATTAAAAAGGAGGTGGACATCTCTGACAAAAGAAGGTCAGTGCTCAGCCTTACCCCTAAAGGTAAGGAACTAATCACCCAAATCAAAGACATACTTTATGGAGAGACTTAGAACTATTGGTCAAGTATTTGACTATACGTTCAACAACCTTGAAACTTGGGATCACAATCATGCAGGTCGAGCACCAAATGTCACTAACTCGAAAAAGTTCATTGACATTCACGG